GTGTTTTCTAACCAAGGAGTGTACTCGCAACCCCAGTTGGAGCTCGCCTCGACGTATGACGCGGCGCTCGGGGGGGGGTATCCTCGCTTCTTCTCCGGCGACACCATGCCACTCGGCTGACGCCGCGCACCGGGACGGTGATGCCCGATGATGGTAACGAACCTATGCACGAGACCATCCTCGACCATCACCCTGTCGGCAGGCCGTTGGGTGGATATCACGACCATTCCGAACAAGCCAGGGACGAAATATCTGGTCAGCGCCTATGTGAACGTCGCCGGCGGCACTATCTCGATGAGAGCGTATGGCGACCTCAGTGCAAGCCAACGTGTCAGCTACGCGTTGACCGCCAGCTTGGCCAGTCCGATGTCAATGTATTATTCCGTCAAGTCCGGCAATCCGACCGTCACCGTGACGAATATTCTCATCTGCACGTGGGACGAGTATCAGGCGAACAAGACCCTGCTCGACGGCATCGGATATTTCACCGGGAATACGATGCCGCTCGCCTGACCCTCACGGGGGTGGTGGCATGAGCCGGATAACGAATCTGATTCCAAATCCACTCCTCATGCTCCCGAACAGTGCCATCTCGGCAAACCAGACGACCGTACAGCATGTCGACCCTGATGGCATACTCATTACGCCGAACAGCGACGCTGTCAATCCTAGTGCCGATATCCGACTGGGCGAACCTGTCTCCGGTGATTTCCATCTGAACTTCTGGGTTTCCCAGGTGCCGGAAGGTAGCAGATGGTATGAGAATGGTATCTGCTTCGTAGCCAACAAACTATGGACTGGTGGAGTTCTGTTGCCTCATGACAATACAGGCGGAAACACGTTCCTTGGTTTTGATTTTCATATGGATGATGCGCAACTCATCCAGTTGAAGTGTCCGTTGAATCATCCGCTGCGATTCTCGGCAATCAATCTGATGACACAAGCGGATTGGAAGGAATACAAGAAGCTCGTCCCGAAAATGGACGCACTGTATGGCGGTCTCATGCCGCTGCAAAACTGATTTTTTAAGGAGATGCAATGTGTTTCAGACGTTTCTAGCTGGTTTCGGGGGTGTGGGCGGCGCGTGCGCCCTCATCACCCTGCTGCTCAGGATATGGCCGGGCGCGTTGGACGCGTTGGCGAACGGCCTGTACGCGCACGTAAGACCCGAACGCCTGCCATACGACAGTCCGCTTTCCCAGCATTTCGCGAAAACACGGACCTTGGGAGAGCGGACGGCGAAGATCGACGACCGTATGGACGAGCTCTGCCGGGACACGATCAAGAACACGATCATCAGCCTGATCTACGGCGACCAGTCGCACGACCATTCGGAGGCCGTCCGATACGAGCTCGCCAAGCTCGAAAAACTCGACGCGCAATGCTGGATAGTCAACGCCGCCGAAAAATATTTGGAGGACCGGCAATGACGCGTCTCATGATCGCAGGCGGCATATGGCTGCTGTTGCTCGCGCTCGTCATCATATTCAATCATGGCGCGCACAGGCATTGATTATCACACCGGTTTTCAAAGCCATCCCATTCCGGGATGGCTTTTCTATTGCCCCTTGACTCGGGGCGGGAAGGAGGGGATGTGTGCATCCTCGACAAAGGCATGCCGTTGACGGCGTTGTGGGGTGATGGCGATGACGTCTAGCATGCTCGCTTTGACGTCCGTGGCCGTCGTGTTCGTCGTGCTGCTGCTTGTGGTGGCGTGGCTGCTGTGGCGCGGCCATGACGTGCCGGTATGGCTCGTCTGTGTCGTGACGCTGCTTCTGGGCGCGTTCACAATCGTCTGCGTCGTCCTGCTCATGCTGCCGCTCCTGCGACTGTTGGAGATGGCCGTCGTGATGTGGACGCTCGTCTTCGCGTAAAAACCATCAAAAAAGGAGGAAACATATGAAATCATGGGAGAATCTGGAGGCTGATGAGGATCTCATCCTCTCCACGCACATGACCAAGGGCCGTCAGGGGTGCAAGGTCGACAAGATCGTTTTGCATCATAATGGCGGCAACCTGACCGGCAAGGGCTGCTACGACACGTGGCAGACCCGCGAGGCCAGCGCGCACTATCAGGTGGCGGCGGACGGCCGCATCTCTCAGCTCGTTTGGGATACGGATACCGCATGGCATTCGGGTGATTGGGACGCTAACCTCACGTCCATCGGCGTGGAGCATGCGGACATCTCGTCCAGTCCGTGGATGATCTCCGAAGCGACCTTGGACAACGGCGCGCATCTGGTGGCCGCGCTCTGCAAGCATTTCGGCCTCGGACGCCCTCAGTGGGGCGTCAACGTTTTCCCGCACAGCCATTTCTCCGCGACAGCCTGCCCCGCATCCATCGCAGGAAGCCAGAACGCGGCCTACATGGCCAAGGCGCAGGCATGGTATGACAGGATGACCGGCGCGACTGCGCCGACGCCGACCGTCCAGCCGACGCAGCCCGCCACGGCATCGTCCGCCGCAAACGTGCTGCAGGGCGCGTACCGTGTGAACGTGGGCGGGCTCAACGTGCGCGACCGTCCGAGCGTTTCCGGCAATGTGGTCGCCACCTATTCCAACGGCCAGACCGTCAATCTGGATCATTGGGGCACGGTCGCGGACGGCTACATCTGGGGCCGCTACACGGCGTATTCCGGCGCCATCCGGTACATCGCGCTGGCCCCGGCGGACAAGTCAACCTGGTATCTCGTCAAAGCCTGAAAGGAAGGTGGTATTAATGGCTGAGCATGCAAAAGAGAACACTCTGGAGACCGCCATCGCCAATCTCACCGACGAGCGTGAGGACGGCACCGACACCGTGCAGCCCGACAGCGCGTACACGCCAGTATTCTCGAAGCAGGTGCGCACCGTCGTCTACGTGTTGGGTCTGATCGCTTCGTGCGTCGGCCTTGGCTTCATGACCTTCGGTGACGCGGCCATCGGTGGCTACATCTCGACCGTGGCCGGCTTCATCGCCAGCGGTCTTGGCGTCGCCTACAATCCGCTGCGCAACGCCTGACCGTGATTAATTTCCGGGCGTGAAACTCAAGCTCGCGCCCGGAAATCAAACTCAGGCGTGAAAAATCGCATGGATAACCCATAAAAAGAATATTTTGCGCCCTTATGAAACATCGCCCCTCTCTCAGCATTGCTGGGGGAGGGGCTTTTTGCGTTTTGGCGGTCACAGCTTCGGGTACGCGCTCCGGTCGAGTTCCGTCACATCCACTACCTGATTCGGCTGCGGGCCGTATTCAGCGAAGTCGCCTGTTTTTGCCGCGCGTCATGGTCACCATTCCTCGGCAAACCGTGCCACTTCGTCCGCCGTGAATTCGACCGTGGTATCCCCGTCGATCTCGATAAACCTGTATAAGTTGTAGATTGGGTGATAGTCCTCATCGACGGCTTGGTCGCGGTCGATGCTGGACGTGATGCCGTCCAAGATGCCTTCGAGCGCCCAGTTCTCCTCGTCGTTCCAAACGTCTTCGATGTCCCACTCGCGGATGCCGGTCTCGATTGCCTTGTTGTTGTCGATGAGCTTGACCATTGTTTGTCCTTTCGTTTGCTGACATGATTAATATTACCACTACAGTAGTAATAATCAAGTCGGGCGTGTCGCGTCATCCACTCAGCCCGGCCCAGAAATCATCCAACGTCACACCCAATTCGTCCGCCAGCACCTTGGCCGTGGCAAACCCCATCAAATGCGGGTCACGCGCCGACTTCGGACGCGGACTGTCAGACCACGCCTCCCACGCCCACACACGCCCCACGGTACTGCTCCCAATCGCTCGGCACAGATCCTGCTGCGACAATCCAACGCTCTCACGCATCGACCTCAAACCCATATCAGTCCTCCTTGCCAATGTAATCCTGCAATTCGTCGCCAGCCCTGCCATCCAGCCCACGACGCGCCATATCGTAATAGTCGAGCATCTGCGGACTGTTCCACCCGCCTGCGGCCATGATGTCCCTGTCCGGCACGCCAGCGTCACGGGAGAGCGTGCAGAACGTCCTCCGCAGCGAATGCGGCGAGATTCCAGGCACGCCAACACGCAATGCCACGGACGATACGATGCCCACGGCGGTCTGCTGTCGCAGACGCGCGCCGGAATCCTCACGGAACACCGCACCACGCCTACGTCCGCCAACGAGTCGTGCGAGAGCCTCGGCTGCATCGGGGGGAATGGCCACACGCTGAGACCAGTCACCCTTGCGGTCGAACCGCACCCACGGACGCCTGTCATCCAGATGACAGTCCTCGACATCCAGTCCAAGCGCCTCACCGACCCTCGCGCCGGTCAACAGCAGCAGACTGCACAGGGCGTCCGTCCGCGCGTCCATGCCGCGCGCTTCGGCGAGAAAAAGCCTAGCCTGCTCGCGGGTGAGATACGTGCCATCCGAATGACCGTACACTTTCGGCCTGCGCACATGCTCGCCCGGATCGCAGTCGATATACCCCTCCTCGCACAGGTAGCGGTAGAGGCAGCAAACGACGCTCAGATTCCTGTACACCGTGTTTTTCGCCGCTGGCCGCATGCCGCCGTCATAGGCGGCGAACACCTCGATATGGGTGCGCGTCGCCCGCAGCATGTCGATGCCGTTATCCGCACACCAGCGGAGCCATCGCGATACGACGCTCCGATACCCCGCCCTTGTGCCCGGCGTCAGGCCGGCGAGAAAACCGGCGATCATGTCGGTCAACGTCTCCATATGCGCACCGTCTCCTTGCAGACAAGCGGCTTGTCGGCCGGCCCTTTGACGTATGGCGGTATCCACTGGCGTCGGCGGAGCGAATGATTCGGCCCGTACGCCTGATCCCGCCAGAAGCCGCGCACGATGAAACGATGCGAGTATTCACGCCGCACGCGCTCGTCGCCGTCGGCGCTTCCGCCGGGACGATGGAGGTTTTCCCGCAGCACCAGCATCTTGACCTTGCGTATCTCCGGGTCGAACCTCGACGGGAGCGGGTGCTCGGCGCTCGGCTCGCCCGGCTTTGACTGGCATATGCGCGTCTCCTCGCTCAACGCCCAGACCGCCTGCGCGAAATCGACCCACGACTGCTGTAGGGCGGGGCTCGCGTTGGCGGCGTCCGCCAACGCTCCGGTTAAGGGCATTATGGCGACCGGGAGCCCGGCTTCCGCCGCCCCGGTCCTCTCGAGCGTCGCCGTATCGCCGGTCAGAGGGAAAACTACCGTTTCGCCGAGCTGCGCGACCCAGAAGAACCCCACGACGCTCGTCCGAAAGCCGACCGGCGAGGCGTCCACCGGCAGGCCGCCATCGATGAGCATCATCCCGGTTGCGGCCGGGGGGCGGTTTTTCGGATAGTCGCCCACGGCGGCGGTGTCTGCCGCGAGTTTTGCCATGTCGCGGCTGATCCACCATAGTTGCGCCGTCATCATCTGGTCGGCCGCGCCCCATGCGTCGGCGATGACCCTGCGGTACTGCGGCATCGCGTCGTATTGGCGCGCCAGCCGTTTCTTCTGCGTCTGCGCGAGCCTGTCGCGTATGAGCGGCAGGTGGGATGGTATGAGGCGTAGGCGTTTGTCGTTGCGGTGTCCCATGTCGGATGCTCCCGTCTTGGATCGGTTCCGGTCTTGGTGGGCCGGGCTGGTCTTGTTTCGATCCACGCGCCCCGCAAGGGGGGCGCGACGCCGTGCTTGTCAGATGGTGAAATCCTCGCCGTACTTGGCGTAGTGCCTTTCGGTGTAGGCGTCGAAGAACCGCTGGTCGGTGCAGGGTGCCATTTCTGCGTGGAGTTCCTCGCGAATCTCGTCGTCCATGAGGTTGACCGCCGCCGCGTAGTCGATTTCCTTGCCGTCCTGGTCGATGATGGTGCTCAT